AAAAGATGAGAAAGGTGCCGAGAAAGCAACGCAGGTTCGCAAAGCCCAACAGAAAGACCGTGAGAGAATCATTGCTGAGACTAAGGGGCTTCAAAAAGAGATACTGGACCTTACGGAGGAAAAGCTACCTCTATCGTTGGAAGTTAGAAAGGCTGAATCGGACCTGGGGCCTATAAAATATGTGGCTGAAGTGGTTTATGGTACACATGACCGAGACTTGATTGACAAAGCGGTTAGATTGGTAATCTTCATTATTATCATTGTATTTGACCCACTGGCTGTGCTATTATTGATAGCAGCAAATCAGACATATAAACAACATAAAGAGAATGATATTGAAAGACAAGTCGTTAGAAAGAAAAAGAATGATATTGTAAAAAATAAATGGACAACACCAAATAAAAGCTTGGAATCTTTCTTTATAGATGATAAGCATGAGGTAATACCTAAAGACAAAATTGCAAATATTGGAGAAATGAATGAGCGTACTTGATAAATTAAAAAAAGCTTCAACGATTAAAGATAGTGCAATACTTTCTAAATCAAAATTCTTTACCGAAAAAGATATGATACAAACGGATGTGCCGATGGTAAACGTGGCACTTTCTGGTTCACTTGATGGTGGTATCACACCAGGGCTTACGATGTTCGCTGGTCCATCAAAGCACTTCAAGACTGCATTTGCTTTGTTGATGGCATCTGCATACATGAAAAAGTATCCTGATGCTGCTGTGTTATTCTACGATTCTGAGTTTGGCACACCACAGAGTTACTTTGAAACATTTGGTATTAACATGGACAACGTGCTACATACGCCGCTTACTGATGTTGAGCAATTAAAACATGATCTTATGAGCCAATTGCAAAGTATTGAAAAAGATGATAGAGTTATGATTATTCTCGATTCAATCGGCAATCTAGCATCGAAGAAAGAAGTTGAAGATGCAATTGAGGGTAAGTCTGTTGCTGATATGTCACGCGCAAAACAGATCAAGAGTTTGTTTCGCATGATCACACCACACCTGACACTCAAAGATATTCCTATGGTTGTGGTTAATCACACATACAAAGAAATTGGTATGTTTCCTAAAGACATCGTTGGTGGTGGCACTGGTTCTTATTACTCAGCAGACACAATTTGGATTCTTGGTCGTCAACAAGAAAAAACCGGCACAGAGTTGACTGGTTATAACTTTATCATCAATGTAGAAAAATCAAGATATGTTCGTGAAAAATCTAAAATACCTGTTACTGTATCTTTTGATGGTGGTATCAATAAGTGGTCTGGTCTACTGGATATTGCACTCGAAGGCAATTTCGTAGTAAAACCAAGCAATGGTTGGTATGCTAAAGTTGATCAAGAAACAGGCGAAGTATTAGATAAAAAGCGATTTGTTGACACTCAAACTGAAGAATTCTGGAAAGATATTCTTGCGGATGAAAGATTCAGAGAATTTGTAAGGAAAAAATATGAAATCACTTATAGCAGCATTATGGGACAAGACAAAATTTTGGAAGAAGAAGAAGATGTCGTTTGAAGAAAATGTAGACTATAAGTTTATACAATCTGATGATGATAAAGTCACTGGCGTAGGAATCATTCGTGGTAAATACGCGGGTGTTCTTTATCATTATGGCAAAGTGAGAGTTGTTGAGGACTATGGTACCGCAAAACTTCAATTCTCTTACACAATTGATTTTCCTGGTCAACATAATATAGATGAGTTGACAACCGACTCAGAATTTCATACAATTATGGGTGATTTACTAACAAAAATTTTATCGGCACAATTACAAGATGAAAAGACTGGAAACTACGATACTGAAGAATTTGATATATAATGAAGATTTCGCCAGAAAAATTTTACCATTCATTAAAATCGAATACTTCACAGACAGTACGGAAAAAATTATTTTTGAAGAAATCGATAGTCACATACACGAATACAAACATCTTCCTACATACGAATCGCTTGTAATTAACTTTACAGAATCAAAAAAACTTTCTGAAGAACAAGTCAGTGACTCCATTCAGTTGATTCGTGAAATTCATGCAGACAAAGACGAGCCAACTGATGTTGATTGGCTTATCAATCAAACAGAAAAGTTTTGTCAAGATCGTGCATTGTACAATGCAATTATGAAATCTGTAAAAATTCTTGATGATAAAACAAAGAAAGAAGACAAAGGGTCTATTCCAAAATTATTGAGTGATGCACTTGGGGTTTCATTTGATGCATCAGTTGGTCACGATTACATTGATGATGCAGACAATCGATATGATTTTTACCACAAACATGAAACAAAAATTCCCTTTGATCTTGATCTGTTTAACAAGATTACGAAGGGTGGTTTGCCCAAGAAAACTTTGAACATTGCACTTGCGGGTACCGGGGTTGGTAAGTCTTTATTCATGTGTCACGTTGCGGGTTCTTGTTTATCTCAAGGTTTGAACGTTTTGTACATCACAATGGAAATGGCAGAAGAACGAATTGCTGAACGTATTGATGCTAATCTTCTGAACATTGATATTGCTGATTTGAATTCTATTTCAAAGCAAGACTATGATCGCAAGTTTTCTGCACTCAAAGTTAAAACGCAGGGTAAACTTATCATCAAAGAATATCCTACAGCAGCGGCATCAGCATTGCATTTTCGTGCATTGTTAAATGAATTGCAACTAAAAAAGAGTTTTCAACCTGACATCATCTTCATCGACTATCTTAACATTTGTGCAAGTGCTAGAATTAAGCCTGGTGCTAATGTGAATAGTTATTCATATATTAAAGCGATTGCAGAAGAACTGAGAGGTCTGGCCGTTGAATTTGATGTGCCAATACTATCTGCTACTCAAACAACAAGAAGCGGCTTCACCAGCTCGGATCCAGGTCTGGAAGATACGTCAGAATCGTTTGGCTTGCCAGCCACAGCAGACTTTATGTTTGCATTGATAAGTACCGAAGAATTGCAACAATTGAATCAGTTAATGATTAAGCAACTCAAGAATCGTTACAATGATCCAGCTTATTACAAACGATTCGTTGTAGGCATTGACAAAGCAAAGATGAAACTGTATGATGTAGAACAGGGAGCACAAGATGATCTGGTAGATTCTGGTCAAGTTGATGATAAACCGTTGAACTCGTTTGGTGATCGTGAACGACAGTCTGGAATGAAAAACAAGTTCGGAGGATTTAAAGTATAAATACTCTAATAACTTGATATATTGGAGGATTTATGAATAAAGGACTTGCTTTTGAATGGTGCATTTATCATCTTATAGCAAAAATTTACCCTAAAAAATTTGCTAATGATGCTGTAGCCAAAACCGCTAAAATCAACTATGATGCATCTCCTTCAGATGTAAAAAAAGACGCTCTAAATGCTATAAATTTTATAGAAAAAAAATTCGGTAAAATAACCGACGTTGAAAAAACTTCGGGTGGTGGAGTGGAACCAAAAACGGACCTTTTAATAACAACTCAAAGAAAACAACTAAAATGTTCACTTAAACACGGAGGCGATATTCAGTTATCATCTGGCGGAGTTGCAACCACAGTTAAATTTTTGGCTGGTGTTTTAGAAAATTTAGCAGCAGATGAGAGTTATGATTCTCACAAAGCAATTGAATTGATGACTGTATTGGCAGAACTAGATGAACAATACGGCAATTTAGGAAAAATGGCAAGACAAAAAGCAGATATTGAAATAGGAAAGGCTGAAAGATATGACAAACTACTTAAAGGAATTTTAGGATCTTCAAAAACTCCAAAAGTTTCTGAAGAATATGAAAAAGTAAAACTTGCTGTGGTAGAAGAAGCCATGACGGGCAAATATACTTTTAAAAATAATCCAAAATTGTCAGCAAATTACATACTCTCCGAAAATGATATACAGTTTATAGATGATGCACTTATTAAAAAAGTTGCAGATAAAACTTCAGTCAGAATCGCACTCAAAGGTCGCGGAAAAACTATGGTTGCAGGTAAGGAAGTTAGACTAAACGAAATCGTCGTAAGATTTGATACAAAAAAATGAAATTTATGGACTATCTAAAAGAAAGTAAAGAAGCAAAAAATCTTCATTTAGAACATTTGGAAGACAATGTACTGAATTCGGGTGCATCTGGTGCGCGTGAGTCAATTGAGTTTCTTCGGTCACTACGCAATATGCTTGCTGGTCATACTGGCTCAAAAATAAATGTAACTACAAAATGGGATGGTGCACCTGCTATCTTTGTTGGTACAAATCCTGAAAACGGTAAATTTTTTGTTGGCACTAAATCAGTATTTGCAAAAAATGCAAAATTAAACTATACTGATAAAGACATTGATGAAAATCATCCAGGTAGTGGCTTGAATGAAAAACTTAAACTTGCGCTTGCATTCTTACCTAAATTGGAAATCAAAGGTGTGTTGCAAGGCGATATGATGTTTTCAAAAGGTGATATTAGCACAGAAACGATTAGCGGTGAAGAATATGTTACATTTCAACCAAATACAATTGTGTATGCAGTACCAGCAAATTCAAAGTTAGCTAAGACAATGCTTGCTGCACAAATTGGAATCGTATTTCATACATCATATTCAGGCAAAACATTAGAGACAATGAAAGCATCATATAATATTGATGTTGGTCGTTTGAAATCAACAAAAGATATTTGGTTTCGTGATGCATCATTTACAGACGCTTCTGGATCAGCAACGTTTACAGCAGAAGAGACTGCTGAAATTACATCAATTCTGTCTATAGCAGGTCGCACATTTCAATCAATACCTGCACTGACATTGAATCGTATTGCAGCGTCGGATGTTTTCTTGACACAAATTAAAACATTTAATAATACAAAAGTTCGTGAAGGTAAAAAGATTGCTGACACCAGAGTTCATACACAAGAACTCATTAATTGGGTCGAAACAAAACTTAATAAAGAAATATTAGCCGCAAAGAAAGAAGACACAAAACAAAAACGCATCAAAGAGAAAAATGAAGTCATGCGTTTTTATCGGTCAAATGCGATTCAGTTGAAACAAATATTCGATTTGATGAATTTGATTGTTGATGCAAAGTTGATGATCATTCGCAAACTAGAAACAATCAAGAGTATTGGCACATTTGTCCGTACAGATGACGGATTCAAGATCACTGCACCAGAAGGATTTGTTGCTGTCGATCATGTAGGTAAAGCATTGAAACTAGTAGACAGATTAGAGTTCAGTCATAAGAACTTCACAGCACAGAAAGCTTGGGATCAATAATGGAATACGATATCAATAAAATTTTAGCAGAATATTCGGACGATGATTTTGGATTTTCAGCAGTAGATGAAGTAGAATATCAAGCAGTCATTGCCGAAAAAGATGAAACTGTTGAGGAATACAAAGTAAGACTTCAACAGGTAGAAAAGATTATCATGCCTTTTCTAACGAATCTATACAAGACTGCAAATCAACCATACATACATTGGCCAAATCGTGGTCCAATTATTGAAAAACAAATGCAAAAGGTTCTAACTTTGACCAGAGGCTAAAAAAATTTATTATGTATAATTATTTATTTGAGCAAGAAAATGTGATTGATGATTCAACGATTGTGAAAAATATTCATGAAAAAGGTTGGAGTCATGTGGGTCGTTTAAAAGAAAACGCTGCACGTGAATTTAGAGAATATTTTGATGGCTGCATTTGGTATGATTATCATGTAAAAGGTCATCAAACAAATCCTATAAATAATAGAAAAATTGCACCTTCAAATTGCAGCAGCGTTGCCATGCAAGATGTTGTTCTTGCACCACATTGGTTTGAAACGTCTTTAAAAATGACAGATATTGTTACAGAATATTTTGGCACTAAAGATATTGTTTTGTATAGTTACAATATTTTTTACAGCAATCCTGCTGGACCAAATTATAAGGGTGTTCAAACGTGGCACAGAGACTATGATAGTGAAAACTTTTTGGCATTGTTTGTATATCTAACTGACGTAATAACAATTGAAGATGGCGCACACGCTTTCGAACAAAAAGATGGAAAAAGGATAGACATTTTTGGTCCTGCTGGCACAATGTTTTTTGCAGACACAAGACAAATGCACATGGGTCATAAACCAAAAATCAATGCTAGGTGTATGGCATGGGCAAGATGGTCGTTAAATCCAAATCCAAAAACATATGAAATAGATTGTTTAAGTCCCGTAGATAAAAAATTATTAGGCAATAGATATCCAGAAGATCCTATTCTACAAAAAATTATCAGAAAAGTTGTTGTATGATTACCATATCTGACTCGGCTGTAAAAAAAATTAAAACAATTATTGCAGAAGAAGATTCTTCACTTAAATTGCGTGTGTTCGTGCAAGGTGGTGGATGTTCTGGTTTTCAGTATGGATTTACATTAGAAGAATTGCCAGCAGCAGACGACGATTTCACATTTGAAAAAGATGGTGTTGGTGTTGTTATAGATAGTATGAGTATGCAATACATGGATGGAGCAGAGATTGATTATAAAGAAGACATGATGGGTTCATCTTTTACATTCAAAAATCCAAATGTAACTGCAACATGTGGATGTGGTTCATCATTCACAATATGAAAACATTTAAAGATTTTTTAAAAGTTGATAAAAAACAACCGCAAGAGTTTGTGTCTAAAGCTGGTGCTGGTGAGTGGGGTCGACCAGAATTGACTTCTAAATATCTTGATGACACACCAGGTCAGAACAAGCAACAATATAATAAATTCACAGGAAACTGGGCAACGACAAACATAAAATAAATTATTGGAGATATTATGAAAGATTTGATAGTGGGGTGTTCCACGAACTATGATTGGTCCAAATTAAAATATTGGGTCAATTCAATCAACCAATCAGGCTTTGAAGGCGACAAAGTTCTGATTCTCATGAACTGCGACAAAGATACTGTACAAAAAGTAACCGACGCAGGCTTTTCAGTCATTGCATTTAATCAAGATAGTAATGGTAATTTAAATTATGAATCACAATTGATGGTGCATGTTGAACGTTTTATTCATATTCATAGAGTTCTTAAAAATAATGATTATCGTTATGTAATTACAACTGATGTGAAAGATGTCATCTTTCAAAAGAATCCAATAAAATGGTTAGAAGAGTCTTTAGGTTTAGATGATTTAGTATTTTCTTCAGAAAGTATTAAGTATAAAGATGAGCCGTGGGGGAGACAAAATATTACAGAATGTTATGGCGAGGGCATTTATGAAGATTTCAAAAACAATGTAATCTTTAATGTGGGCGTTCTTGCAGGTAAAGGGTATGCAATGAAAGATTTGACATTGCAATTATTTTTGAATTGTATTAACCGCCCAATACCTATTGTTGATCAAGCAGTTTTTAATGTAATGATTTCAAGACATCCATATCTTAAATCATCAACGTACACAAAATCAGAAGATGGTTGGGCATGTCAACTAGGAACAACTGCCGATCCAAGTAAAATTAACTCCTTCAGACCTTACTTACTTGAGCCATCACCAAAACTGGAAGGCGATAAGATTGTAACATCAACAGGAATAGAGTATAATATTGTTCATCAGTATGATCGAGTGCCAGAGTGGCGTAAAGTGATTGAGGCAAAATACGATGACAAATAAAATCAAAGAAATTTTTTGGAAACTTGACCGACCATCAACAAAATGGTCTGGGTACTTTGATGTGTATGAAAGACATTTGAGTAAGTTTGTGAATAAAGCACCGCGAATACTTGAAATAGGCGTTCTTGGTGGCGGTTCGATTGAAATGTGGCTAAAGTATTTTGGTAAAGATACTGAAGTTGTTGGTGTTGACATCAATGAAGAATGTTTGAAATATCAATTTAATGGCAATGCTAAAGTTGTCATGGGAGATCAGGGCGATCCTGCTTTCTGGAATAAGTTTCTTTCAACACAAGATAAGTTTGATATTGTGATAGATGATGGATCTCATGTCATGCATCATCAAATTACCACACTTAACAAAGTATTTCCACATGTTAAAGAGGGTGGTGTATTCATTTGTGAAGATACTCATACAAGTTATTGGCCGCAACCATGGGGAGGCGTGTTTAGAGGCGCAAACACATTTACTGAGCACTCAAAACGTGTGACAGACACTCTCAACAAACAACACTTTCAAGGTTCACCAATTGCTGATGATGTTCTTAGCGCATATCACAATCTTTATTCTGTCGCATTCTATAATAGTATGGTTGTGTTTGAAAAAGAAGCGCTCAAAATATTTGGTATTACAGACAATAAAGCAAATGTAGGAATGGAATTATGAAAATAGCATTATGTATTTCTGGGCAACCTAGAATGTGGGAAAAAGGATTTGAATATCATTACAAAAACATCATCAAAGACAATGATGTGACAGTTTTTCTACATTCATGGGAAATGCCTGCTGAACAGATGCAAGCTATCTCAGAAAAATATAATGCATATAGTTTTATTACATCCCCTAATCCTACTATTGATCTTTCAAAGTACACAAATACACCATCACCATCACCAAACTGGAAAGTCAAAGATGGTCGCATGTCAACGTATGCTCAATTGTATGCCATCAAAGAATGTATGCAGACAAAATGTGACTATGAAAAATATACCAACATGAAGTTTGATTGGGTCGTTCGGTCACGTTTTGATTTCGCAATCAATGTTCGTATACCATTTGAAGAAATGGATAATAGCAAATTGTACATACCTAATTGCCGTATGTCATCAAACCGCAATTTTGGTAATGATCAATTTGCATTCTCTTCATCAAATAATATGGACAAATATGCAGATGCCTATAATCATATTGACAAATTCTATGATTCTGGTGTACAATACATGATGGAAGATTTTATGAGTGCTAACTGGAAACGCAACGATCTTGTTGGTAATAATCTTGTATATTGTGATGTCAATCATCCGTTTCCACCTGGACCTTACAACGGAACATGGCACTCATTATTGAGAGAGGACATGGAAGAATGGCTGAAGTAAATCTTATTGTTTGTATGGCTGGGTATAACACCCGCTTTCATGATGTAGGATTTGACATACCAAAATATCTGCTACCTTGGAATGATACAACGATCATTCATGATATTTTGAAAAATTTTGGACCCACAAAACAAACTATTCTTGTTGCCAACAACAGAGACAAATATTTTTGTGATCAATTGGTTGAAACAATCGAGCCACTAGGTTTGAATGAGAGTAACATTCTCTATATCGGTGATACAAAAGGTCAAGCACACACAGCAGCAATTGGTATGACACAGATTGAAGACATGGGTTTACCTACTTTTGTTCACAACGCAGATACGATTGTAACTGGTCGTAAGTTTGAAGAGATAGTTCAGAAGATGGACGATTTGTATGACATATATGTTGATGTGTTTGTTGGCAATTCACCAAAGTATTCTTATGTTCGTGCATTTGAAAATGTTATTATTGAAATTGTAGAGAAGAAACAGATATCACCATATGCGTCTTCTGGTCTATATGGCTTTGCTTCTGCGTATTCATACCTGAATTACTGTAACAGTTTTGTTCAAGAAAAAGATGAACTTTATATTTCGGATGTCATACAGGGCATGATTGGTGATAATTTAAGAGCATTTATGAACGATCTTGGAAATTATCAAGACACACTGGTGTTAGGTAGTCCACAAGAGTATGGTATCGAGATTGCTAGACAAAAACTAGGTATGCGATGAGATCGATCAAACTGAAGGGTGGTTCTCTAAACTCTACATACTATCACAGTGTGATAGGTGAAGAGTTTGTACGCAAGAGTGTAAATCGTGAAGTGAATCGTGAGTATGCATATGTTCGTTGGTACTCTCAACTCAAAAAGCTACAACGCTACAACACTCAATATCCAAATCTTTTTCCACAAGTTCTTCGTGCAGGAATTGATGCCCATACACCATACTTTGATCTTGAATATCTTGAGAAATTTGAAGATATTAAAACAATTCTTGCAACAAAGAATCTTACTGAATATGAGATTGCAAACATCAGTGAAGCAGTGTGGAAAGGTTTTGATCAACTACACAGTATCAAACACAAATCTACCATCTACACAGGTAAACTTTACTTCATAGAAGAAGTTCAACAAAAACTAAATGATGCGCTGAAGCACAGAGAGTTTGAAGAGTTCTATGATATGGGAACTCATGCATATTTTGGTGGCATCATTCATGGTCTAAGTAATTACATGAACGAACTAGAAAATTACTTCAGTGAAGTCAAAATTGCAGAAGAGGAAAACATTCATGGCAATCCTACACTTGAAAACATCATGTATTCATTTGATGAGAATCGTGTAGTGTTCATTGATCCCTATGAAGAAAGCATTATAGATACAAAATATCTAGATTATGCACAAGTGCTACAATGTTCACGTAGCTATTATGGTCATATTAACGACAATGAAGTATATGTTGAAGGAAGTGGAGTTGGTCATCGTATAACTATACCAGTAAACTTTACTACATTTAATCGACACTTTGAGTCAAAATTAGAAAATGAAAGAACGTTGATCGATGTACTAGAAGCAACGCAGTTTATTCGAATGTTGCCTTTCAAGCTGCTTGCTGGCGATATAGATAAAGCAAAGTATTTTTATGTTCATGCATGTTATTTGTTAAGTAAAATATTATGAGTTTAGATTTTATGATGGATTATGACAAGTTTAAACGAACTTGGTCGGTCAAAACAGAACTACCAGTAGAATTCAAATTAACATACTCTGCTGATATCTTCAGTCCAAGTAATCAAGATATCGTCAATGTTACAAACAGTGATCGCAGAATTATTGTTATTGATTCGGATGTACATGACATATACAAAAATAATATTGCAACATATTTTGGTGCAGTCAAGCTCAGTTGTAAAATACTTTGTGTAGATTGTAAAGAAGAAAACAAGAACTGGAAAAATGTAGATCGTATTCTAGACTTTTTTGAACAGAATGGAGTGTTACGCCGTGAACCAATTATCGTTATTGGTGGTGGTGTTCTGCTTGATATTGCTGGGTTTGCTTGCAGCATATATCGTCGTGGAATTCCATACGTCAAAATCCCCACAACACTTTTGGCAATTGTTGACGCATCCGTCGGCTCAAAAGTAGGTGTCAATCATTTAGGTAGACGCAATCGAATTGGTGCTTATTATCCACCACTTGCAACATACATTGATAAAAAATTTATTAAAACACAAAGTGAACGTGAAATTATCAATGGTATTGCAGAGATATTCAAACTTGCTGTCATTAAATCACCAGAACTATTTCATCTGTTAGAAGAGAACGCTGAGATATTGATTGATGAAAAGTTTCAGTACGGTGCTGTGCCAGTTCGTGTAATCAATCTGGCTATCACAGACATGATTGCAGAACTTGGACCCAATCTGTGGGAAAAACGATTGGATCGATGTGTAGATTTTGGTCATACATTTAGCCCCGTAATTGAAATGGCTAACATACCCGAATTACTACATGGTGAAGCTGTAGCATTAGATTGTTTGTATAGTTCATGTGTTTCATTTATTCGTGGCTACATTGACACAATCCAACTCAAACGAATTTTTAACGTTGCAAAAAGACTTAAACTTAAAACATTTCATAAAGACTTTACAAATATGAAGTTGTTGCTTGAAAGTCTGCGTGATGCAACAAAACATCGTAATGGTAATCAATATGCACCTCTACCTATTTCAATTGGTAATTACAAGATTGTCAATGATATTACTGAAGATGAAATGAAACTTGCGATTGATGTTTTTGAGGAGATGTGATGCGTAAAGTAGCAGTGGTGACAGGGTGTAGTTATGGCTTAGGACACCACATATCAAATAGACTGATTGATGAAGGATACTTTGTTTACGGTATATCACGCTCAGAACCACCTATGGATTTGTCTGCGTATCCTGATACATTTCAATGGGTAGAATGTGATATCAAATGTGCAGAAGAAGTCAATATTGCATTTAGAACTATTGGAACACATATTGATGTTCTTGTGAACAATGCTGGATTATATAGTTGGGGTTTTTTCAAAGAAGACTTCACTGTCAAATTGATTGATGACATTATTGATTTGAATGTCAAGGGTACAATGTATGTCACAAGAGAAGCACTCAAGTTCATGAATAAGGGTAGTAATATAATCTTTATCAATTCTGTTGCTGGTATCAATGAAATAGAATTAGAAGCGGTTTATTCAGCATCAAAACATGCAATCACCGCATTTGCTGGTGCATTGGGTGCAGAGTTACATACACAGATGGATGAAATTCGCGTTACAAGCATTCATCCTGGTGGCATGAATACACCAATGCAAAGTAAACATCCAAACAGAGATAAGCTTATGCATCCAAAAGAAGTTACTGACACTTTGATTCATGTTTTAAAATCAAAAGCAACATATAAAACAATTAAACTATTTTCGGACTTTGAATGTCATCAATAATACCTTCAAGACAACTCTTCATTGTAACATCTGCGCTGAATCCAAACATGGGCGTTCTTAATCGTGAGGAAAGATTGCAGCAAACAATTGAAGGTCTACAATCACTACGCAACAGGTGTCCCGACGCAATCGTTTTTCTTGTTGATGGATCACCAGAAAAAGTTGAAGAAGAAAAGATTAGAGGCATGAGTCATCTTGTCAACTTTGTTGCAGATTTTTCAAATGATTTCGACATAACACAATTTGCATCAAGAGGTATGAAGAGTCAAGCAGAAAACGTTCTGTTGTTGAAAACAATGATGCTACTGAAGCAAGACGCCAGTATGATGCGTTTAGTTCAAACAGTCAATAGAATATACAAGTTTTCTGGAAGAACTACACTGAATGATGAATTTGATTCTTCTGCACATAATCATTTTGGCAAATATGTTTTCAAGAAACGGATGCCAACATGGCTGTCAGGAGAAAAAGCGGAAATCTTTACAGATTTGTTGATTACAAGGCTTTTTTCATTTTGTCCAAGTTTGATTGACGATTACATGATCATATGTAGAAGAAACATTGGTGTCGTTAACGATGCCGGAGTTGACACTGAACATGCACATTTTTTCAATATGAAACCTGAATTATTAGTAGAACTTGATAAAATTCACTGCCAAGGAGTCATGGCCAGCACAGGCACAACAGAATTTTACTAAATACTAAATAACATAAAACAACTGCTGTAGAGGCGGAGATATGAAATTTAGCGATTTTCTGCGTGAGCAGAAAGAAAAACATGCTGTTTTGGCGTTCGGAAGACTTAATCCGATTACTAACGGTCACGAAAAACTAGTCAATAAAGTCAAAGAACTTGCTGCCAAAGTCGGTGGTTCACATCATATCGTTCTGTCACACTCACAGGACTCCAAGAAAAATCCTCTCACAGCCGATCAGAAAGTCAAACACGCTAAACGTGCTTTTCCTGGCACAAACTTTGCGGCAGCATCCTCTAAAGCACCTACATTTTTTGATCATGCGGAAACATTATATAAAAAAGGTGTGAGTCATTTGCATATGGTTGGTGGTTCTGACCGTGTGAACGAATATGATAAACTATTGCACAAATACAATGGCACACACAAAGGAGCTAGATTTAATTTCAAAGAAATCAAAGTACACTCAGCAGGTGAGCGTGATCCAGATTCAGAAGGTGTAGAAGGTATCTCTGCATCAAAAATGCGTGAAGCTGCAAAAGAAGGTGACTTTGATACCTTCAAAAAAGGCGCACCATCAACAATGTCAGTTGCTCAAGTCAAACAAATGTATAACGATGTTCGCAAAGGCATGGGACTTCATGAAGAAATACTTCGTGAAGGTGTTCATGACAAAGGTATTTTTAAAGCAGTATTCTTAGGTGGTGGTCCAGGTTCAGGTAAAGATTATGTTTTGAGTAACACGCTTGATGGCCACGGTTTAACTGAAATCAACTCAGATAAAGCACTTGAATATCTGATGGACAAAGAAGACCTTGATAAAAAAATGCCAGAAAGTGAAGAAGAACAACGTAACGCTGTACGTAAACGTGCAAAGAATATCACAGAACTTCGTCAACGACTAGCACTTCATGGTCGAAATGGTGTTATCATCAATGGCACTGGTGATGATGTAGAGAAATATAAAAAAATCAAAGAAAAACTTGAGTCACTAGGTTATGAAACGCAGATGATTATGGTCAACACAGCAGACGAAGTTTCTCGTCAAAGAAATGTTGAACGTGGTCAACGTGGTGGTCGCACTGTACCTGAAGACATTCGCAAAGAAAAATGGGATGCTGTTCAAGCATCACGTGCAGAACATGCTAAAACTTTTGGTGATAATTACGTTGAGTTTGATAACTCTGAAGATTTGCGTAATGCACCGCCTGATGTTGTAGATGCAAAAACAAAAGAGATGCAAGGTATTTACAAACGTATTCAAAAATTCGTTGATGCTGTACCAAAAAATGAACAGTCTAAACAGTGGATTGCAAATGAGTTAGAAGCAAAAGATACTTTACCTGTCAATAAAAAAGCACAAGCACATCCCGAAGCACAGCATCAAGACGATGGTAATAAGTTAGGTCTTGAGTATTATGGTTTTGGTCGTTATGGTAAAAATGGTAAAGTAACACATCGTTCAGTTCACGGCAAACTTGTTGAGATTCAAAAGAAACAAAAAGAAACACCAGAGTTGCCTGTTATGGGTTCAGGCTCAGCAAGCAGTAAAGAAACACAATTGAAACCCGGTCAGAAAAAACATTTACAAGATATTAAATCTAAATCTAAGCTTCCTAAATCTAAAAATGAAAGTGTCAACGATAAGTTTGAAAACTTTTTATCTGAAGCTGTGACAGTTACAATTACTGGTGATACAGCAGAAGAAGTTTCAAAAACATTTAGGCTTCTTCGTTCAGATGATGAAGAGATGACTGAAGAAGAAGTAAATACAATGTCAGATTCTGGCGCATATAATCTTTTGACATTAGGTATGCCGATTATTAAAGAAGATTTGCGTCAATGGTTTGATCCTAAACATCCAAAAGGTGGATGGAAACGTATCAACAGCAAAGGTGAAGCAATTGGTCCTTGTGCAAGGGAACCAGGTGAAGCAAAACCAAAATGCATGAGTAACGAAAAACGTGCATCATTAAGTAAGAAAGAACGTGCATCTGCTGTTGTCGCTAAACGCCGTCACGATCCTAATCCAGAACGTAAAGGTGAACCAATTAACGTATCAAGCTTTGGTAAAGGCAAGATTAGTGAAGCCGCAACAGAAAACAAAAAACAAAAATTACTTAATGGCAAAAATGACAAACCAATGATATTCTTGCTGAGAGCATCTGCTGCAAAAGAAGCACACAGAAATAATGGTTTAGTTCACAAAGTAGGAAATAAGTATGTTGTAAAAATTAAAGAGGACAAACATGAAATATATTCACCAACTCATAATGCGATTGAAGCAGTTTATGGACAAAATAGTTCCACTCCATCAGCCAAAGAACTTGGAAAAGTTAGAACCGATTTTGGAAGAAAAGAACGACCAGCCCTCGACAAACCAGTTGCCGAAGAAAGAGTTCAGAACAAAAGAATCATCACACTCTCAAACATCAAAGAAAACTGGCAAAAGAAAATCCAAGAATCAATTGACAAAGGGATAGAACCTGGTATTTCAATGGCAGGTGCTGGTGAAAGCCCTGCACGAGATATGGGTGAGAAATCAGATCGTGATGGTAAAGCAACACAAGTTACTTGTAACGGTACAAGCGCAAGTGCAATGTGTCCTAAACATGGAATGAAAAATTGCAGACTTGCAGAATTAACTGGTGATGAAACAACAGCATCTATTGGCGATCAAAAAGAAGATGAGCTGAAGAAAAAAGGTATATCTCTTACAACATTTAAAAAAAGAAATTACGTATGAAAACTTTTAAACAATTAATTGATGAAAGGGGTCCTGGTCTTTGGGCAAACATTCGTGCAAAGAAAGCACGTGGTGAGCGCATGAGAAAACCTGGAGAAGAGGGTGCACCAACTGATGCTCAAATCAAATCAATTAGAGCGAGTGAAGAAGTGGAACTAAGTGAATTGTCTAAATCAACTTTAGGTTCTTATCTGGATAAAGCAAGTACAAATGCAAGACAATTAGAAGGAAGTAGAGTGCGTGGTGGAACACAAAGAGGAAAGTTTCTTGCTTATAAAAAAATAAAAAAAGATATATCAAACAGATACGCTGGCATGGACCGTGCTATTTCAAAATTCCACTCAAAGTTAAATAAAGAAGAGTATGAACAAGATGATGGTGCGCTTACAGAAGATCAATTAGAGCAAATGAGAGAAGCTGCATGGGAACGTGCAGAAGGTAAAAACCCAGAGGGCGGTTTGAATCGGAAAGGCATTGAATCATATCGTCGTGAAAATCCAGGTTCAAAGTTATCAATGGCAGTAACAACAAAACCTTCTAAACTTGATCCAGATTCAAAAGCAGCAAAACGCCGTAAGTCATTCTGTGCAAGAATGGGTGGAATGAAGAAAAGATTAACATCAGCAGAAACGGCACGTGATC